TACACTAAAGAATGATTATACGCTTCTTTGGGATATGCCTAGCAACACTGGTTATATTAACGTGGTTGCAGTTATGCAGAAATTCTTTGACCAAGCGATTAGTGGAAACTGGAGTTATAACCCAGAGCATTTCGAGGGTTCTGAAGTGCCTACTAGTGTAATGGCAAATGATCTTCTAACAACATACAAGTATGGTTGGAAGACTAGTTACTATCAGAACACCAATGATATGAAGTCTGATGAAGTTGTTTCTGATGATCAATCAAAACTTGATAATTTACTTTCTGATTTAGAAAACGCTAACGAAGAGGAGTGTGAGTCCTGTGCCATCTGATTTAAAAGGAATGACTGTCTTTAATACCGAAGACGTAGACACTAAGAAGCAACCAATGTTCTTTGGTAAGCCCCTTGGTGTACAAAGATATGATAACTTCAAGTATCCTTCATTTGAGAATCTAACAAAATCTCAGTTGGGATATTTTTGGAGACCAGAAGAGGTATCTCTACAGAAAGATCGTGGAGACTATCAAACATTAAGACCAGAGCAGAAGCATATCTATACTTCTAATTTGAAGTATCAGATTATGTTAGACTCTGTACAAGGTAGA